TACTAATTCTACTATTATTGGGTTCTTGGGCAACTGCTTCTGAACTCACACACAATTTTTCTAACCCATCATTTTCTGGTATTGGTTATTCTACCCATGTTTTATCTTTAGAACAATTAAGATATAACAGAGAAAATGAAATCAAAGATGAAATGAAATCAGCGGCAGCGGCTGCCAAACGGGAAGAAGAAAATACTACAATCAATAAATTTATCAAAAACGTAGAAAGTAGAATTTATGCTAACTTATCAAAACAGTTAGTTGATAATATGTTTGGTGAATCTTGTTCAGGCGACTGCCCAACAAGCGGTACTGCTGACGTTGAGGGTTCAACAATCTATTGGGTCAAAGATACAACAACGGAGGTTATTACACTAACAATTACAGACCCAGACGGCAATGTGACTACGATGTCCGTGCCATTAGGTGATTTCAATTTCTAATGTTTAAAATAATTCCCATAATATTCTTCACAATCTTATTAGGTTGTACATCAATGAATAAACCAGAGATGATGACTGGTGAATCTCCATACACAATGGAAACAGATACAATGAAAAGATTAGAGAAGATACCAGCATTAGGGCAACCAAAAATTACAATTGCAGTTTATAATTTTACTGATCAAACAGGTCAGAGAAAACCAAATGATAAGTTTAGTCAACTATCAACTGCTGTCACACAAGGACCACAGTCATGGGTAATCAATGCTCTCAAGGCAGTAGGTGGCAGACAAGATCCTTGGTTTATAGTTTTAGAGAGAGAAGGTTTAGACAATCTTGTAAAAGAAAGACAACTGATTCGTTCAACAAGAGATTTATATGATGGGCAACAAGACGTAAAAGAAGTATTGAAACCCTTAGTATTTGCAGGGTTATTAGTTGAAGGTGGTATAGTTGGATATGATTCTAACATCACATCAGGTGGTGCTGGAGCAAGATATTTTGGTATCGGTATGAGTGAACAATACCGAACAGACCAAGTCACAGTTTCGCTACGTTTAGTATCTGTACAGACAGGAGAAATTCTATTAACTGTATCAGCAACAAAGACGATAGCGTCTTACAGTTCAGGAGGCGATGTATTCAGGTTTTTAGACATGAGTACAAAAGCGCTTGAAATAGAAACTGGTGTCGCTACAAACGAGCCAGTTAATTATGCGATCCGAACCACAATCGAACATGCCGTTCATAATATGATTTATGAGGGTATCGAATGTGAGTTTTGGAAATTTAAAATAGAGGAGTAAATATGTACATCAAAATAATCACACTATTATTGTTTGCCTTACCGGTATGGGCGAATGATATCTATGTGACACAATCTGG